AGTATGTCAAGCGTTTGCTCAAAGGTTATGCTGAATCAGGTGAACTCAAAGAACGTCTCGTTCTAAATCATCTCATCACACTCTACAACGTGTTTGAACCTCAAGCATGTACTAAGATGCTTGTGTTTAAGTTACCCGAGCATGTTTCAGTACTGAAATCGTTTTTATCTTATCTTGGTGTGTGGCAAGAACGTATTACCGAGCTTGGTCCAGATAACGAAGTGATAAATAGTAATGATGTTATAACAGACTCTTACGCAGATTCAGTACTGGCTAATATATGACTTCCGCTGTCGACCTATACGTTCTCTACAAATTCATCAAGGCTATTTCAACTCCTTTCGATGAGACCAAGGCGTTCGAGCTTGGAATCATAAACGAGAAGGGTAAGCTGCTAAAGAAGCCTAAGACGAAAGAAGAGAAAGACGCATACGATCATTTCGATCGGTTCACATTCAATATTAAACGAATTCTTCAACGCGTTGGTCTTGATAAGACCTACGCTACCTACGCTGGTGCCTTACTGTTAATGAAGGAAGGTGCTGAAGGTGTCAAGATGACTGACTTTGAGATTGAAGAGGCTCTTGTTGAAAACTACAAGTACTTGAGAGAGAACACAGACAAGTCTTTTAATCTACTGCAGGATGAGATGACAGCTACTGGTGCTGCTGTCGCAGGCACAGGAGATGATCCTGTTCATTGGGGTAAGCCAAAAGGTCGAAAGCCAGTGCTTGGAAGAGGTATCAATGGTCTTGCTTATCTCCGAAGACGTAACAAGAAAAAGAAAGAAGTAGTAAAGTCTTCTTATCCTCGAGGTGTCGCTAAGCTAGAGGGTAAGAAGTAATGGCTTACCTTAAGCATATTGAATACAACGAAGAACTTAACATTGCTAGAGGTATTGTTCGAGGCACGTCTGTAATACACAAGTTCGGAAGAAATCCTTCTATAGGTGGAGCTCCAGAAACTGTTATACAACAAGGTGGCAATTACACCTACTTAACTTCTCCATCCACAGTATATGTTACTAGCAGTAGCAGTAATGATGCTGCAGCAGGGACTGGTGCAAGAACTATTACAATAGAGGGTTTAGATGTAAACTATAATCCAATTGAAGAAACACTTACGGTTGGAGGTGCAGTTGGTACTGCGCAGTTTTTTAGAATTTTTCGTGCTTTTGTTGCCTCAGCTGGATCTGTAGGGACGAATGTTGGAACTGTTAGTGTGACCACTGGAGCGGGTGGCTCGGGAACCTTATTGACCACTATTGGGATTATAGGTACCGGTACAACATTTGGTTTGGGTCAAACGCATATGGCCACGTACACTATACCAGCAGGTCTTACAGGCTATCTTACTAATTGGAACGTCGGCGTTGGTACTTACAACGATTCCGTGACAGCAACATTGTATACAAGAGAAGTAGGTAGTGGATTAGTCTTTAGGACTAGAGATGTTATGGATGTTCCTGGAGGATTACATCAAAGGATTTACAGTGTACCTTTTGCTCTGCCAGAGAAAACCGATATAGAAATCAGAGCTATTGCATCTACCGGTTCGAAGATAAGTTCAACATTTGATATTATTCTTGTAGAAAAGGATTTCGTTGAGAGCAGGAGTAGTTACTGATGCGTAGAGGAAGACAGCATACTATTACTGAGTACATTGATATTCGTATCAGTCAGCTGGCTCAGGATATGGATAAAGCGAAGGATAAATATGACAAACAATGGTACAACCGTATCATTCAAGAATTGAGTTGGGCAAGGGATCAAGATCATAACTGTTATATGGGAGGGGATCATGAATAGAGAGGCTGTGTATGAGCAACTTAAAATCGACGAAGGAGTCGAGTATGTCATCTATAACGACCATCTCGGTTATCCCACCTTTGGTGTCGGCCATCTGGTCCTCGAAAATGATCCAGAGCACGGAGAGCCGGTTGGAACACCTATCTCGGAAGAAAGAGTTAAAGAGTGTTTCGAGGCAGACCTTGACCTTGCCATTGGAGAATGTGACGCTTTATACGGCAGAGGGACTTTTAACGACCTACCAGACGAGGTCCAGCAGATCTTGGTTAATATGATGTTTAATATGGGTAGGACGAGACTATCAAAGTTTAAAAAGTTTAATGCTGCCATCCAAGAAGGTGATTGGAAGACAGCTGCAGTCGAAGGACGTGACTCACTTTGGTACAGACAAGTTACCAATCGTGCTGAACGTCTTATGACTAGGATGGAGAACGTGTAATGCCTTTTCTTATTGTGCTTTTGTTATTCGGATCTTTGATTGGTGGCGGTTACTTCTACTATCAGGACAGTCAAGCTACTATTGCTAGATTGAGAGACAACAATGCAAAGCTGTCTCTAGTTGCTGAAACAAACCAAGCAACTATCAAGCAGCTGCAACAAGATGCAATCGACACTGAAGAGAGGATGCAGGAGTTATCTGTAAGAGCTAGAGAAGCTGAAGAGTATCAAGATAAACTCATTAGTAAGTTACGTAAACACGATCTTACCGCTTTGACTCTAAAGAAGCCTGGTATGATTGAGAAAAGAGTAAACAATGCAGTTGTAAAACTTGGACAGGATCTTGAGGAGTATACCAGTGACAAACCAGCTGAAGTGGTTAGCCCTAGTACTGATAGCGAGTAGTATGGTTGCATGTGGGACCGTAGATCCACAAGTAATAGTTAAGACCGAATACGTAGAAAAGAAGATTCCTATACAGGCACATCCTAAGGGTGTCACCATGCATCCTGTATACTTCTATGCTGTGAACGAGGAGAATCTAGAGGAGTTCCTGTCAAGGTTTGAAGGTGAGAACGGTGATATAGTGTTTTTTGCTATAAGTGTACCGCACTATGAGAATTTATCGCTAAACATGGCTGACCTAAAAAGATATATAGGACAGCAAAAAAGTTTGATTATATATTACGAAGACAGCGTTGCTAAGCAGTCTGATCTTCCTGAAGACACCGAGGAGGTTGTAGAAACCGGTTCGTTTTTAGGTATAGAGATTAAATAGAGGACTGTATGGCTGTTGTAAAGGAAACGCAGAATTCGCGTCTTGACCGTATCGAAGAAAAAATTGATAAGCTGTCTGACGCTATGATATCTTTGGCAAGAGCCGAAGAGAAGTTGATTGCTATTGAGAAGAATAATCATTCTAACTATGATAGGATGAATCGCTTTTCTCAGAAGCTGGATAACATTGAAGATAAGGTAAACGATAACGCTAGTACTATCGATGTTATTAAAAAGACTTTTTGGTTGGTACTTGGTGCTGTAACTCTGGCCTTTACGGGTCAATATTTTATGTAACTTGGAGGTTGTAATGGAACTTATTATTATTGGTCTTGCTCTTGTAATTGGTGTCGCTTATTGGATGTACACTAACCACGATAAGGTTGAAGATATTGTTGAGGAGGTCGAGGACGCTGTTGACGAGATCGAAGATAAGATCGATGAAGTCAAGCAAAAGGTCAAAGACAAGCTCGATGACATTCCTACCAAAGAAGAGCTCAAGAAGTTGACCAAGGCAAAGCTCGAAGAGCTTGGTCGTGATCTTGGTATTGAACTTGACAAGCGTAAAACCAAAGACAACATGATTAAAGAGCTCAACGAAAAGCTGAGCAAGTAACATGAATCGTTTTTGGTATTGGCTACTCTCTCTATTCAAGAAAGAGTACGAAGTCACTGTATGGTTCGAAGGAAGTACCGTCACTAATCCTGATGGTACTAAAGTTACCACTCGTGATCCTAAAACCTACCTTTGCAGTAACATCGTCAAAATTTCACAAAAGCACATCAAGCTAACACTTACTTCTAAAGAACTCGTTGAAATTAAGACTGTCAACCCAGTTGGTTACGATATAAAAACCAAAAAGTGGTCTCCTCCTAGTTGACATTTGCTCTATACGTCTGTATGATCTGCGGTGTAGCCGCTATTAAATGGACCTATAATGAGCGAGTGGATAGACAGGAAGTATGCTGGTATTATATCGAGCCGACTTGATCGGTTTACGGTAAAAAGTAACCAGCCATACACGGCTAACTTCAGATGTCCTATCTGTGGTGACAGTCAGAAGAATAAATGGAAAGCGAGAGGATACTTCTTTGCAAAGAAAGGAGGTATCTTCTATAAGTGCCATAACTGTTCTTTCAGCGGTAACCTCAATACTTTCCTGAAGAATGTAGATCCAAGTCTACACAAGCAGTATGTGTTCGAGTCATTTGCTGAGGGTAAGCAATCTAACACTGCTCCTACTCCCTTTGACTTTTCTCAGCCAAAGTTTAAGCCAAAAACAATATTAGACGATCTGTTTGTACCTGTAAAAGGTACCCCAGCAGAGGACTACCTGCGCTCCAGACAAATACCGGAAAAGGTTTGGCCAAGTCTATACTACGTCGATGATAGTCAGAAGCTAGAAGACCTAAGCGCTAAGTATAAGGACAGGGTACTTGGAAGTGATCCAAGATTAATCATTCCTTTCTATGATCTCGAAGATAATCTAATAGCAGTTAACTGTAGAGCAATTAACGACTGCCGGCTTAGATACATTACAGTCAAGATCGATGATGATGCTCCTATGATCTATAACCTTAACAAGATCGATCGTAACCGTACGGTATATGTTACTGAAGGACCGTTAGACAGCATGTTCTTGGATAACAGTGTAGCAGTAGGGAGCAGTGACTTAAATGCCGTATCGAAGGTTCTAGACCGTGATAAGGTAGTGCTTGTGTTCGATAATCAACCTCGTAACAAGCAACTTGTACAAACCATGGAACAAGCAGCCGACCAATACAAAATGGTTATATGGCCAAGTTCAATATTACAAAAAGATATCAATGAAATGGTAATAAGTGGTGTGGACAACATTCAACACATTATAGATAATAATACCCTTCACGGTCTGGCTCTGTCCGTTCGCCTCAACCAATGGAAGAAGATTTAATGAAATACATGATTGATATTGATGGTACCATTTGTGAACAGACAGACGTGAGGGAGATGAACAGTGAGTTCCCGGACTACTCAAAAAGCAAACCATATATGGACCGCATAGAGAAGATTAACAGTCTCTATGGTGAAGGTCATGAGATTCATTACTGGACTGCAAGAGGTACGGTATCAGGAATAGATTGGTATGACCGTACCAAGGAGCAGCTCGATCAGTGGGGTGCCAAGTATCATGAATTAAATGTGGGTAAGCCACATTATGATATTTGGGTCGACGACAAAGCTAGAGAGGTAGATAACTTCTTTCAAGGTAGCTAAAATGTATTCAGATAAGGTATTAGATCACTATGAGAATCCTAGAAACGTTGGTAAGTTCGCCGATGACGAAGAAGGCATCGGAACAGGCATGGTTGGCGCTCCTGCATGCGGAGACGTCATGCGGTTGCAAATCAAAGTATCGCCCGACGGAATTATTGAAGACGCTAGATTCAAAACTTTCGGATGCGGCAGTGCTATTGCTTCTTCATCGCTACTCACAGAATGGGTTCGAGGAAAGTCCCTTGACGAAGCAGGAAAAATCAGTAATCAACAAATTGCTGAAGAACTATCACT